CGTGGTTTTAACCACGGGGCCAAGGTCAGATCTCTCTGACACCCACATAGAATGTGGGTCGTACCATAGCTAACACAGTCCTCTGTGACCTATTAGCTTCATTCCCTAAAACGGAATACCACCAGTAAACTCTTATATGGTTTAGAGCCTGGTAGTGGTCAACCCACTTTAAAAAGGAACCGTCTTGTAATTGGGCCTGACTAGCCTAATGATTTCTATGGTTACCCAAGAGATTGGGCTAAAATAGAATTAAAGTTGTTACAAATAACAAATTAAACATCATAATAACCATTCGGTTACTATCTTTAATGTTTGAATTTGCATCTGCTCACACTAGATCTTTCATTGTTTTTGTAGAAACTATGAGAAAGAAATCAGGGTTACCATATACAATCAAGTATATGAAAGCTGTAAGGCTTCATATTACAAGATATATATCTGGTCATCCCCTAAAATCTAACTCATCAGGTGTCTCATTAACAAAGGATGGTTTTCCAAAAAGATTTCTCTATTTGAAGGATTATATTGATACTAAAGGTAAGATGGGTATAAGATATGTTCTATCTTTAACCAACTATACCAGATCAATTATTCCAACAAAAAGAGAGTTAGATATGGTAGAACCTGATTTCAGTACTATAACTAATCCCTATAAAGGAAAGAAGTATACAATACCTCTTAAATTTATTAAGGATTTTGTTAAAAAGTACAGACTTCAGGAATTCTCCATGCCAAACTGAGATAGTGATCTTCATTATTTATCAAATAAGAAGTCACCTTTCGGTAAGGCAACTCTAACTGCATCTTATGGATTACTCTATTGTGTGGAAAATTGCCAATGACTTCTACAAAAATTTGTAGATATCCTTGGACAAGACCAGTATGAAGGTCTAATTGGTAATTTTATACAAAAAGTATATAAAGACCATAGACTAACATACATGGGTAATCCACTCAATGGAATAGGTAAACTATCGATTGTCAACGATCCAGAGTTAAAGTTAAGAATAATAGCTCAAGTAGATTACTACTCACAGCTACTTCTTAAACCAATCCATGAGAAGGTACTTAAGAAATTAAGTAACCTACCTCAGGATCGGACTTTCACTCAGGATCCAAGAAACAAATGAAGTCCTAATGGGTCCAACTTCTGGTCATTAGACCTATCAGCAGCCACAGACAGATTCCCAATAGATCTTCAAGAGAAGTTCATGAGTGTTATGTTTAAACCTCATTTCGCTCCTCTTTGAAGAGAACTATTAACAAAGCGGGTATACACATACAAGGATAAATCATACATGTATAGTGTAGGACAACCCATGGGAGCATATAGCTCTTGGGCTGTTTTCACTATGACACATCATCTTGTAGTTCAGTGAGCCGCTCACCTTTGTGGTAGAGAGGATTTCACTGATTACATACTTCTTGGTGATGACATCGTTATAAGAGACGATGCTGTCGCCAGAAGATACAAGAAGATAATGTTTAAACTTGGTGTAGACATTTCTGAAGCAAAATCACATGTAAGTAAAAATACATATGAATTTGCCAAGAGATGATTCCGTAATGGGGTTGAAGTAAGTGGTCTTCCTCTAAGAGGAATATTGTGTAATATAGGTAATCCACTTCTTGTTTTAAAGCAAGTTATGGACTACACTTATAGAAACACAAATAACTTTAGAGGAACTGCGTTAGTTTTGGTTTCAAAACTTTACCAGAACATCAAAATCAATAAGCGATATTATACATATCACTCAATGATTAAGATGCTAGGAAAGTTTTACATTGTACTAAGATACGCATATGGACATGTTACTAATAGTGAACTTAGAGAGTTCCTATTATATAACATTCCAAATGATGATATCAAAGTACCATGTGAAAACCTAGTTCCCTCACTAGTGAGGGAGATTTTGGTTCAGGGAATCAATTCTTCAGTCGAAAAGGCCGGAAGCCAAGTGTTTGGTTTCTATAATCAATTCATAGATCACTATAAACGTGAGTATGGAGATGATTTCGATACCTACCAATTGGCGGACCACCCAATTCTTAATGGGTTATACAACAAAATGAAATCCATGAAGCGTCATCTTATGAATATAAGAAATGACCCTAAAATGGATCTAATTGAAGCTGTAAACCACATGAGAATTGAGGATGTCGATAAGATAGTACAAATCCACCGTGATACAGGTAAAACTGTTATCGCTATGGACAAACTTTGAAGAGAATCATTCAGAAGTTTATCTCAGATTACTGAGACGAACCATATGAATTATCAATTCCTAAGTTTACTATGTACTACAAGTCCATTAGAGAACTTCTATATTGATAGTTTATCAACATCTTTAGATAAGATGGAATCCCTGAAAATGGGGCCACCATCTCAAAGTGCACAGCAGATGTTATTCATGTAGGTTGGTTAAACCAACGCGATAACTACATACTAGCATTTTAAGCATAGTGACGGGGTTTGAAATCCCCCCTCAGCCTCATGGCAATTGCCA